GGAAATCTCAACATCCAGCTGTTGAATGCGTTAGTGCACACGGCTGTTGTTGATATCCTAGGGAGCCAGGTTATCGTTCGAGACACTCACGTTGATATTCCGTGATTAGGATCGAAGTTAGCCTCCCTGTAGTCTCTATGGCTGCTACCACATTGGTTAGTAAGGGGACAAACATGTCCGAGCTCCAGGAAGTCATCTTTGGCAAAGCTGCCAAGAAAGAGCTTATGGAGATGGGACTTGGATGTCTGACTACCGCGCGTATAGACGCGGAGGTGTCTGCTGTGCACCTAATCCCTATCAAACAAAGGGAGTCCGTTATGGCATTCCTTAAAGGACTTGTCGGTAAAGGAGAACACTTAATGTCGAAAGGATATTACTTTGTTCCGCGCGTAGTCATGGTGACTATTGCGCACGTGCAGGGAGTAGACGGGGTTTGTTTGAACTCCAGGTTGACTGATACGGCGCGTATAGACCTGTCGCCTTTGGAAGGCCAGGTTCTAGACAACCCGTTAACCGGAGATCCTACGATAACCGTTTTCTTCCCTACGTATTCTATCCCTCTCGGTGATGAAGGTGATAAATCTAAGGTCAAACGAAATTTTATTATCACTAATCGTGTAGTGGGAGGGTGGATTTCGCCTGGTAACAGTGTATGTTCCACTTTCTCACTATGGAGTCCCGAGTTTAGTATGAAACCTCATTCCTATCAACCTCGCAACGCAATTTCTGTTGTTGTGAGGGCTGGTAGAGTTGAGGGACCTTTTAACGGTGGTATGACGCCGTTAATGTTCGTGAAGGCGGCATGTGAAAACACGTTCGCTGAGACGGGCAAAGCCTTCATCCCAAAGTCTATCGAATATACAAAGAAGGGGATAGGAGGCTCGACTCGACGTAAAAACGGTCAAGTCGTTTATCGTAAGTCTATTGATGGTGGGGATTCGCTGGAGGATTGGGACAAGGGTTCCATTTCCTCCGATATATCTTTGCCTGGTAAGAAAGCTTACGTTGACCTGATGAGCGAAGATGTATACAACCTAGGCAACTCGTTGCCTGAGGACTTGAAAGCAGGTTCAATTGATAACGATGTTTCCCGAGAGCATAGCGCAGATGCTTAAGTCTCGTGTTCGTCGTTCGGCTTCTGCTGCGGTGTTTGCTGCAGCTGCCGCGTCAGCTGATGCTGTCGCTGGTACTCTGCGCGAGTTTGAGATTTCTCTGGCTCGCGATCTTGATGCCGTTGAGTATGAGTCTTTTGTGACTGACTCTGAAGGTGTCCCGGCTATGGTGGATGACGCGCCTATCACGCGTTGTGGACCAGCCAGGTACGTCTGGGGTGTGGCCGCTTTGTCCGGTTATACGCCCACTGTTATTGGTCGCTTGTTTAGGCACAAGCGCCCAATGGGTATTTCCGGTTCTGTTGAACCATTATCCATTGATGATTATACGGACGTAAATTATTGTGTTGAACATGATATATTTTACGAGTGCACGCAAGAAAGTGTGTGCATGCGTTGTGTAGACGCAGGGGTTATGTTTACTCCTAATGTTCTCGATAGAGACCTAGTACCTTATACACGGATAAGAGGTTCTGAGTTGATTCCTACCTATGTTGGTCGGGAATATCTTAATGGTATACCACGGCACCATTGGTATTTGTCATCTCAGAGCGTACTAACGTGTGCTTGCGGAAGTTCGGACCACGAGTTCGAATTCGACGGTTTTCCACCGATTTGGTTTAAACCTCCCGCGAGTTTTGCTTACGCTCTATTTCCGACGAGCCTGAGGGAAGAGGGTGAGACAAGTTCTCTAGTCCTTTCGTCCTTCGGCTACATCGTCGGTAGATATGGCAAGCGGCAGCAAAGCCAAGTCCCCGCTGGACAAGTTGCTAGATCAAGCGTTAGCCTTGGGCTTTGATGTTAAGCGCAAGGGGAACGATGGAGCGTCCTTCTCTCAAAGAGATGGGGCGTCCAAAGTGAAAATACTCAAGACCTTCTTGGCTAATCAGCGCAAGAAGAACAAGGGTGTGGCCGCTGATGTTCCTGGCCAATCGCACGTTGCAAATCCTGCTCGTGTTGTACAGGAACAATCCGCTCGTTTGGAGTGGATTCCACTCATTAGTAAGTGGACAGCCTTGGATCATACCAAGGAGTACCAGAGGTTGCCCATGACTTCTGAAATTCAGAAGGAGAAGGTCCATAAGTTGGTCTTCTCACTGAAAATTGCCGGTTCTGTCGCTTTGACCGAGCCAGTGGCAAAGGTAGTCCCTGTGTTCAATACGAACATTAAAGGTGACGACTTGAAGACGGCTTCCGTGGAGTCCGACTTCTCGTCGCTGATCATTAGCAATCAGAATGGAGAAAGTCCATATGTGTTGGAGTTTGCTGAACCGTGTACGACTGAGCTGATAGGAGCTAAGTTGTCGATGGTTGTGGCGACTGGCAATACTGAGGTTGGCACCGAATGGCTTTATTATAAGGCCTGGATGTCAGCCGAAGTGGCTTCTCACGCTTCTCCTAATTTGGAGAATGCGTTTGTAGCTGCATTGCTCGATTCCTGCTTGAGTCGAGCTTTTAATTGATTAAAGTGGGCATTATATGCCTCGTCTGTGATCGAGATCACGGGCGGAGAGGAGGTCTCTCGCCCGCCAATACACGGCGGGTTTCTGGGGTGCAACTCCCCCTCTACCGGAGAGTATCCGGCCCAAGAGATTGTAGAT